GAACTGGGGTTTTCGGGTCAAGAAGCCTGAGTATGATGGGGATATTCTGCTGTTACCGCAGCAATCCTGGGCATTCGCAGTCACATGGCAGACGGGAATCTTGTACGTCAATCGAATGTCGGAAAAGGTGCAATGGTCTTCGGCCCGTCAATTTATGACGTACCACTGCTTCCGTACGAAAGAGAATTAATAAAGACCATTGGAATTACAGAGGAAGAATATCAACGTTTTGCGGCTGAGGTTAGGCAACGTGGTCGGTTGAGACCTGCCGAGTATGAGCACATTCCTGATGTTCAAGCAACTACCTTCGAACTCATTTTAGTCAATATTGCCATCAGCCTTGTGTTGACTGGCGTTACATACCTGTTGACGCCAAAGCCCAAGATGCCTTCGGCTCCTAAGTCAGGTCGGATTGACTTAGAAAGCATTACAGGCGCTAGTCGTTTTACGCCATCAAGAGGGTTTGAAACATTAAACGAGCTAGCGGACTACGCATCACCAATACCTATCATCTTTGGCCTGTATAACGAAACAGAAAAAGTTGGTGGCATGTTGATCGAGCCACGCCTGGTCTGGTCTCGTATGTTTAGCCAGGGCACGCAACAACAAGCCAAGCTTTTGTTTGTTGTAGGTGAGCAAGGCGTCAGGACTGAAAGCGCCGAAGATGGCATCGCCCCACCATCGTTAGAGGGTATCTTCCTAGGTAACAACGCTTTAGATGTTATCTATAAAGATCTGTTTGCTTTTTATTGGAAGCAGGGTTACACCCCAGCAGATGGTGGCTTTATTCGCAAAGGGGAGCCGCATTATTTAGCAGGTGATGAAAATGTTGGCGACTTAGGTTTTGGCGATAATGGTGAGGTTTTTGTCTGTCCTAGCGGCAAGGAAAAAGAAGACCCAGCTGCGTTTTGCCACGCATACTCTCCAGTAAACAACATCCAGTTTGGTGTTTTTGGAGCGATTGCTAATGGGACAGGCTACAGGTTGAATCATCAAGTTATTAGTGTGCCAAGAGGAGAGGGCGTAGGCAAAAAAGCACAAAGAGTAAATATAACTAAACGCTTAAAAATTACTGGCGATTTGAATTTAGGTCGTGATGGTGGCGGTGACGTAAGACCTGGAACGCGACCAAGTGATGACAAGGGCGGCAACGGGTATTTACATAGAGTTCAAGAGCAACGCCAGGAAGGGAAAGGTCGTCAGTACAGCCCACGCATGGGCATTGTTAGACATATCCGCCCAGTGCTAGACAGCGATCCAGTTATTACAACAACGGCTGGCAACACAAAAACTAGAATTATTGATGTTGAAGAAGGCGATACAATCATATTTTTCATATCTAACACTGAAATTGACCCTGACGCTTACAAAGGCAGAAAGGGTGAGGTTGGCGAAAAAGTGGAAGATATCAACTCAACAGTTCGGGCCGAGCAAATTGCTGCTGACGTAGCAATGCAGAAAGGTGAAATATTTGCCATAGGCAATACTCTATGGAAGGTTGTTGACAGGTCACTTACTGAATTTAATCCAGAGCTTAAAGGGAGCAAGGGAAAAACCGATCAACAAATTCGACTTCGGTGCTTCGACACAAACGAGTCGTTACAAAAACAAATAGGCATCGTAAATAAAAACCTGGTTGTTAGTCCAGAGATATATATTGATGATGTTGACGGCGTTGGAGCGGGGTTTTTCCCTCTGACTCATATCTCTACAGCAACTGTGCGTAACAACCGCCCAGTGGTTGTAACAGAGCTAGGAATTAAGAGCAGTGTATATCAAAACTTGCAAGGGCTTTGCTCCTTCCCTGGGTTGCCGAACAGCAAAGAAATAAAAGAGTACGGTAAAGATAATGTAACCGTGTCCACCGGGACAATTACGGCAACAATTGCAAGGGCTTCATGCTTCAGGCTTTTTGTAAGAAAAGCAGGAGTTAATGCAAGCGGTAATTCTCGTAATTTTAAAGCTTTCTCTCTGTTATTTGTGGTTGTAGGACAAAGACCTGTGTCTCAGTATAACTTTATTAGAATTGAGAATCCAAAAGGTTTAGGGCCTGAAGAGTTTGAATTTAAACTTGTGCCTTTGCCTGGCTCCGAGCTGCGTTCAATCCCAGACGATAAGATATTTATAAAACTTGCAGCAAATGTTCCGGAAAGTGACGCTGAAACGTCTGTAGTTAACGAGCCGGTTAGCGTACGAAATATTGACGGCGTTTTTAACGTTATCGTTGCTGGGTCGCGGGTAAAAAAATCAGCGATAAGATTCAACAAAGAGTTTATGAGGGCGCCTAACTTTGACTTTACGGAGTCAGGTTTTGGTATTCCATCTGTAGTACAGGTGCGGAGTGTTCTTCCTGTAGACAACAAAGACAACCCTCCTGAAAGACAAATTAATTCAGTTGAGTTTGTAAGAAACTTTTCAAACGAAAGCAACGCAAAAGCCGGTCGCATTGGAGCAATGACGTTTGAGATTGCTGGCAACTCCGACAACAGTCCTGTCGCCGTGGGTCAAACAATCCAGGTCGTCACGAAAGAATTTTTAAATTCCAGCGACCCTTTGGAGTTTGTTATTTTGCGTTGGACATTAGTAAAAAGACGATTGTCTGATGGGCAGTTTGCAAAAAAACATAACGGACAAGACACTGTTTGGACGCCTACAGGTATTGAAGTGCTGGTCAGTTCGAGTAACTATACTGTTGGCAGCGAATTAAGAATAAAGCGCGGGATAGGTGGAACTAACGTTGCGGGAGGAGCTAGCAGCGCCTATCAAGGCAGTAATCCTTTTAAGAACAATCCAGACACCGGCCATACTCTTCGCTGGTCTGGGCAGGTTTATCGTGTGACATCTACAGACACAATTGATTTTATACCTGGAAGAAAAAATGGTTTTTACTACCAATTATTTGCTCTTGAAAACCATTATGCAGATAGCTTGCCCGTTGGAACGGTTCGATCAGTTTCGCAAACTTATACAGAGGGCAATAAGAGCATTCGCATCCGTTATAAATCAGCAGTAAAACAGCTTCCAAGCAATCATTGGTCAGGCGAAACAAAAGCCTGGACCGATCCAAGTTTTCAGATACTTGAAGGGAATAGCACAACCTCAGACTGGGAAGTGAACGATAGGTTTGGCGCTATCTTGAGCATTGCAAATGATAATCCCTTCCAAACTGTCTATGGACTTTCTGGGCTCAGATTTGAAATAGCCCAACGGCGTGAAATTTTTGCATCAGCCACCGTAGACGCGGAAGTTGTTTTTGAAGGGCAAAGCCAATACGCAGATATTAGTTTTTATAGAAGCCTCGTTAAAAAGTCAAACGATAGCGAGCCAGAACATGAGGTTGTCTACGTGAATGAGATACTAGCCAACGATGTAGCCCCTGCTTTTAACGATTTAACGATGGCCGGTCTTTCACTAAAAGCTAGCCGCAACTTTACTCGGCTAGACCAATTGCGGACATGGGTCGGTAAAGGAATCCACGTAGAAAGACTGCACGAAAATTTAAACACTTACGAGCCCAATGGTCAGGCAAAAGGCCCAAGTAATTTGTTGACAGACCTTGTGTTCTATCTGTTTACCGATCAGATGGGTGGGGCGGGGGGATTAACGGGAATGACAGCAGCCAATCCAATTCTAATTGAAAAAGACAAGCTTATAGAGACTTCTAAGTTCTTGCAAAAACAGAAACTGTTCTTCAACGGCGTGATTGGGGACAATGTAAATTTGCGTCAATTCGTAATGGATATGGCGCCTAACTTCTTGTGCAACTTTATTTTGACTGACGGCAAGTTTGCTTTATCGCCTGCCATCCCACATGTTGCAGAAAGCGGTGAAATTAACACTGGAGCAATTCAACCTGATCAGTTCTTTACGGCCGGGAACATTCTTGAAGGTTCTTTAAAAATTGAATACTTAAGCTCGGAGGAGCGTAGACCTTTTAAAGCAAACATCCGTTACAGGCAAGAAACCAAAAACAAGTTTCCAGAAGAAAAAGTTGTAGAAGTTAAGCTAAAAAGCGTACCAAAAACTGAAAGGTTGTCGCAAGAACAATTTAACCTTACTCAGTTCTGCACGTCAAAAGAACATGCGATAAAAGTTGGCAAATATTTCTTGGCATTGCGCCAACTCGTTACGCATACTATTAGCTTCTCAACAACTGTTCATGGCCTAAAACTAGGCGCTGGGTCATTTATCAAAGTTGTCACAGAATCCAGCCCTTACAGCCCTGCAAATAATGGAACAGTCAGTTCAACTGGGCTAATTACTAGCATCAAACCCTTGCCTGATGGGCAGTACAACGTTTCTTATTACAAAACTGATTCAGAAGATCTTGAAGAGGGCGTCATGGATGTCTCCAACGGTGTGGTCAGCGCCACAGCGTTCCATGATTCAGTTTTTACACTGGTTAATACTGAGGTGTCCCAGAACGTTTATGTTGTTGAGCAGTTGACGTTCTCGCAGGAGGGCACTGTGGACATCGTTGCATCAGAACACCCTTGCAAAAAGGATGGAAGCAGCAAGCTCGCCCACCTATTAGAAAGCGGCGAATTTAACGTCAACCCTGATGAGAACTTGAGCGATTAATGACTTTTCCTTCAATTGCTCCAACTAGCCGCGCTTTTGACCCTGGGGACTACCCGATCAAAACGTTTAAGTCGCAAAGCGGCGCTGAGACAAGAATTTTGTATGGCAGCGAGCGTACGAACGTAAAACTGCAACTGTCTTACGCCAATATCGGCGATGCTTCAGCAGAGCTTTTTGTTCGGCATTTTGACGAAACAAAAGGCACTTTCAGCACTTTTACGCTGCCTGATGGGTCTTTAGGTGGTTGGAGCGGGGAAACCAATGCTTTGCGCCCGGAGCAGACAAAAGTTCCGACTGTGACATTTGCAGTGACAGTTGCGGCTTCTGGTGGCGCAAACAAATATCGAATTGATGGATCGTCAACAGACAACTTGCTGTTGACCCTGACCGAAGGGACTATCTACGTATTTGACCAATCAGACGCAACAAACGGCACAGGTGGTACCCACCCATTGCGTTTTAGCGAAACAACCGATGGGATTAATACTGCGGGCGGAACGGAATACATAACAGGTGTAACAATCTCTGGAACCCCTGGTACCACTGGAGCGTTTACGCGAATCAAGGTTGCCAAGGATGCTCCGACCTTGTACTACTACTGCAAAAACCACTCTGGGATGGGCGGTCAAATTAATACTCCTGCAGGGCCTGAGTTGTCTGAGTCAGGGACACCGGCGAAGTACAGGTACGAAAGCGCACCACAGTTAACGCAGGTGCGGCCTGGGGTTAGCACTGTTACAGTGAATCTGATTGGCGTGATCTGATGGCAAAGGTCTATACCGGCAGAGATGGCGTCTTACAGGTCGCTGGTACGACCGTTGCCAAAGTGTCGAGTTTTTCGGTGCAAGCAAACCTTGAGACGTTAGAAACCACAACGCTTAGTGAGAATATTCGCAGTTACGTTCCAGGCGTTGTTGGCTACACCGGCAGCTGCAGCTTGCTTTATTACAAAGAAGACAACGGCTCAATCAATACAACAAGCCTTTTAAACGCACTGGTCAAGACTGGTTCGGCTGGCGTTAGCAGTAGCGACACTGTTGATCTGACATTCCGTTGGGTGGATGGAACGGACAATAACGACATCAAGATCAAGGCTTACGTTTCAAGCGCCACGATGGGTGCTGCAACTGCTGATCTGGTGCGTGCTGAGATCTCGTTTATTGGAACGGGAGAACTGATAGCCGCCACGATCTCATGAGTGTTTACCTTGGTACGTTTGGCAAAGTTGAATTGCGGCGTCAATCTGACGAAAGCAGTTTAATTTCGACAATTAATGCCGGTAGTGTCAACGTTGCGGCAAAGCGTTTCAGTCTTGGTTTTGAGCAAGGTCAGCTAGTTACGGGCGATCAGATTCAAATTAAGAGCACTAATGATAGTAACCTTGATTTTATAAACAGCTATGCAAGCCCCAGCGCAAAAAAGTTTATTTACGTCGATGACCTAGGCGGGATAAGGCTTTATAACACTTTTGCCCACGCAGT